TTAGTAAAATCGACGGTTATTGCGCTGATACTGTGGGACTTTTGGCGCTTTTATCGCCTTGATAACCCACACCACGGCAACAGCCAGTAGCAGCCAGGGCAACAGTTTAATCATCAAGGCAAATAGTCCGCCCAGAAACATCACTGCAGTGGCTACGACCAATGCGGCCAGAACGCCCAGCAAAGATACGCCGGTGACCATCAGCATGATAAAAAATCCAATCACAAAAAGTAGTTCCAGCATGGCTCTCTCCCGAAATGAAATTCTCTCCATTGTTTTACAAGAAACATGCCAAAAATAATGCATTGATTTATAAAGAAAACGCCCCGCGACAAAGCGCAGGGCGTGGTGAAATTAACTAACTTTTGGTGAAAACTTAACGCTTGTCTGCCACCAGCTTCAGCGCGTGCTCCAGTACGTTAATATCTGCCCCGGCTTTATGCGCATTTTCGCTCAGATAGCGACGCCACTGACGAGCCCCAGGGATCCCCTGAAACAGCCCCAACATATGGCGCGTCACATGTCCCAAATAGGTTCCCTTACTCAGTTCACGCTCAATGTACGGGTACATGGCGCGCACCACGGTAACCGGATCGGTATCTTCGGTGGTAGCTGCAAAAATCTCGCGGTCAACGGACGCCAGAATTCCTGGGTTTTGATAAGCTTCACGACCTACCATCACGCCATCCATATGTTGCAGATGAATTTTCGCTTCTTCCAACGATTTAATGCCGCCGTTGATCGACATCGTCAGATGCGGGAAATCACGCTTTAGCTGATAAACACGGTCATAATCCAGCGGTGGAATTTCGCGGTTTTCTTTCGGGCTTAACCCGGACAGCCAGGCCTTGCGGGCGTGAATGATAAACATCTCACATTCGCCGTTGCCAGATACCGTGTTGATGAAATCGCAGAGGAATTCGTAACTGTCCTGGTCATCAATGCCGATACGCGTTTTCACCGTTACCGGAATCGACACCACGTCGCGCATTGCTTTGACGCAATCGGCGACCAGTTGCGCATTCCCCATCAGGCAAGCGCCAAACATGCCATTCTGCACGCGGTCGGAAGGACAACCCACGTTGAGATTGATTTCGTCATAACCCCGCTGTTCAGCGAGCTTTGCGCACTGCGCCAGCGCCGCAGGATCGCTCCCGCCCAGTTGCAATGCGATCGGATGCTCTTCTTCGCTATACGCCAGATAATCGCCTTTACCATGAATGATCGCGCCGGTGGTTACCATCTCCGTATAGAGCAACGTCTGGCTGGACAGTAAGCGCAAAAAGTAGCGGCAGTGTCTGTCCGTCCAGTCGAGCATAGGAGCAACACTAAACCGACCATTCCAGTGATTGTCAGTATTTTCAGGCATTGCGCTGGTTTGGCTGGTTTTTATCATTTCAAGATTACCGTGCATTTTTTGACATTTAAGTATATTTTTCTCTTATCAGGTTCCCACTCAGGCCCCCATACGTATGGGAACCTGAAATGACGAGACAGAGTAATGGCATACTATAACATAGAGAAACGACTAAAATCTGATGGCACTCCACGCTACCGCTGTACTGTGCTAATTAAGGAAAAAGGCGTTATCACATTCAGAGAAAGTAAAACCTTCCCAAAACAGGCGCATGCTAAAACATGGGGATCCCAGAGGGTTATGGAACTGGATCTTTATGGTCTCCCATCATCTGATGATGCAACCGGAATAACAGTCCGTGATTTGTTGCAAAAATACATCAATGATCCAAACGCTGGTGGCAAAGCGGGACGAACAAAAAGCTATGTTCTTAATATGCTCGTTGACTGCGACATTGCAGCTATCCCCCTGCTGTCATTAACCGCAAATGACGTAATAGAGCACTGTCGATTGAGAAATAATGCAGGAGCCGGGCCAGCGACCGTAAGCCATGACGTCAGCTATCTTGGGAGCGTGCTTGATTGTGCAAAGCCAGTGTATGGCATCAACTATACTAGCAATCCGGCAAAAGAGGCACGCCCTCACCTCCTCAAATTGGGGTTAATTGGAAAATCAAATCGACGTAGTCGTCGACCAGCATCTGAAGAACTAAACATGCTAATTGAAGGCCTGAAGCAACGTTCTCAAAGACGGGGATCAAAAATCCCATTCGTCGATATTCTGATGTTTTCTGTTTTATCGTGCATGCGCATTGGCGAGGTTTGTCGTCTGCGATGGGATGATATCGATGAAAAACAAAAATCAGTGCTGGTGAGAGATAGGAAAGATCCACGTAAAAAAGAAGGGAACCACATGAATGTCGCTTTACTCGGAGAAGCCTGGGATATTGTCCAGCGCCAGCCGCGTAAGTCAGAGCTAATATTCCCTTATATAAGCAGCTCCGTAACGGCTGGATTCCAAAGGGTAAGAAGTGCTCTTGGAATTGAGGATCTAAGATACCATGACCTTAGAAGGGAAGGTGCAAGCAGACTTTTTGAAGCTGGATTCAGTATAGAGGAAGTGGCCCAAGTTACTGGCCACAGATCACTGAATGTACTGTGGCAAGTTTACACAGAGCTATTCCCTAAATCACTTCATGTAAGACTTGAACAATTGCAAAAGTCCAGAAAAAATGACTAAGCGAAAGCCCGTATAAACGGGCTTTTTTTCATTACATAACTGGGCAATCGTCGAACTCTCCATTCCTTGCATCATTAATGATGTACGTGATCACCCCAAATATAGATGGTGCAGAACTGTAACCATCATCATCTACTGGCAGTGCTTCCCTTCTCCCGTTCTCCAGATTTATCAGGTGGGGCTGAGGGTGAGTTCGGTATCGCTTGATCCTGAATTCCCCGTCGATTGCACATATCAGCAGTGAACCATCGCAGGCAGTAAGTGACGCATCCACAACAAGCAACGCTCCCTGGATTATCCCTTCCCTGAAATGTGAACGCGATGCCCGCATGAAATAAGTCGCTGCGGGCTGGCTGATTAACTGCTGATCGAGGGAGATTCGTGTTTCAACATAATCTGCCGCAGGTGAAGGAAAGCCCATGTTTACGCCCTCTCTTGAATACCGGATAAAAACACAGTATAAATACTGTATATCCATCCAGTAAAGGAGCAATAAGCAATGTTCGTGGAACTCGTTTATGACAAAAGGAATTTTGATGGTCTGCCCGGTGCAAAAGATATCATTCTGGGCGAATTGAGTAAGAGGGTTCACCGGATCTTCCCCGATGCTGATGTTCGGGTTAAACCGATGATGACACTGCCGGCGATCAACACTGACGCCAGCAAGCATGAGAAAGAACAGATAAGCCGTACTGTTCAGGAAATGTTTGAAGAGGCTGATATGTGGCTGGTGTTAGATTAAGCGACAGTATGCCGCAGTCCATTCTGCGTACGACGTGGCTGCGGCAATTCAATCACAAGAAAGACATCACACGCTTCTGCCCTGAAGTTCAGTAATCTGTTTCTGCAATTCCTGAATTGATAACGTCAGTTTGGCAATCATTGCTGTCTCATCCAGAGAATATGCATCAGCGGCGTTGTTTTCATCGAACCCTTCTTCAAGACCTTTGCCTTTCACACATTCCGGGGAATGTATAATCAGGTCATTGGCGATAAAGCCAAGCTTTGTCTCGCTTTCAGGGATGATACCGCGTTTCTTGAATTTGAATGTCGCAGGCTTCCATTCCATGACCTCACTCAGCGCAGTGGCGGTTGCAGACAACTCACCCATCACGTTTTTATCCGAGAGATATTCTATTTCTTTCTTTAGAAACTTGTCGGATGTGGTTACTAACTGGATTGAACCAGTACGCGTAGAGTCTATATACAACGCCACTGGACCAGATTCGTAATCAATAAAATACCCGGTTCGCAATGCTGAGAAATTATTGATACCTGCTTTACACAGAATCCCACCCTCAGCGTTAAATACGGCTTTACGCACTCCTGATACGGACCCCAAATTTAGAATCTGACGATTCGTGCCATCTGCAAAGTCATGTCTCTCAGCCCATGCTGTAAGCCCCTCCGCATTGGCGATAGTAGTAAATACAAACCTGTTTGAAATATTTTCTGTTGCTGAACGAGTGAGTGCTATCTCGCCATCAACAACCCCGCCAGACTTACCATTTATCGTGTCAAGCCGCGCATCGGTCGAGTCTGCTTTACCGGCCACACTATTGATCAACTTTTTCGCTGATGGACCTGTCGTCTGGCTGTTGTCTGGCAGTGTGATAGTTACATCACCGTCAGCGGTGAAAAACTGCTGCCAGTTTTTTTTGTCGTAGTTCAGGCCTCGAAGCGCTTCTGCGCTCTGAGCCACCAGCGCGGCAGTAACCATGTTCAGCGCTACACGAGGAACGGCTGACCAGGCCGCACCAGATTGTGTTGGACCGGTGTAGTTACTGACCAGCGTCAACGCTGTACCGCTTTCCACTGATTTAACCGGGAGCGTATAGGGAACGCCTCCGACAGTGACAACAATAAAATCTCCTGCCGCCACCTCGGTAGTAAACGCGGTCCAGCTGCCAGCGACCGCAGCAGAATTATTCGTCAGGGTTAAGGTTCCTGCTGACATGGATATCTCCTGAATTCAGATAATAAAAAACCCGCCGGAGCGGGTTATTTTTTTGGTGATTCATTATGGGCAATTCGAATGGGTGAAATTATTTTTATTCACCCATCGCCAGTTAAATGGATAACCGGCCCTGTACTCAGTCTGATTAGCAATTTTTCGCACACCATAAATTTGTACTGACTGGGGCTGCCCGCCAAGTACAGACTCAGCCTGACAAACCGGTTTCTGTTTCTCCAGAACATGACCTGAGCATGCTGAAAGCGCCAGACAAACAATAACGGGAATAATTATATTTTTCATTTCGATACCAGAGTTAATTATTTGAACAAAAATAACCAACGACACTAAATATTAGAAACAGTTTTAATAGATCAATATTCTTAAATTGATCGTTTAAATCGATCAATTTAATCATATGACGCTGTGTTTATCGCCGTTATCACAATTCCGCTATTTGTCGTACCGATTGAAGAACCGCTTGCTGTTGTTGATGAGAGTCCTTTTATTCGTGTTCCAGAGCCTTCGTTGAAGCAACCCGTTCCCACATCAACAGACTGAATGATTGGCTGCCCACCAGGCGCTGAACCAGCATGCAGAAGCACAGATCCCAGCCCCATCGGATTTACAGCCCATTTACCCGACATGTATGTGTCGATGTTCAGCCCACCCGTTACAGCACCGGGTGAGCCTATAGTTGTAAGGTCGCTTAATACCCGGGACTCATTCGTAAGTACCAGTGTCCCTTCGGCGTCCCATATAGCCACACCCCAGGCCGGAAGGGTAAGTGGGTATATAGCAAAAAAATACGCCTCCAGAACGAAAGCCGAACCTCTGTAATTAGACGCATCAACACTGAACGTGTTGCCATTTTTTGAAGCTGATATTTTCGCCGGGGCGCTGGTTCGTGCAAATGCAATCCCTCCCTTCTGACCGTCGATAGTAACGGACGCCGAAGCACTGTTAAAATCCCCCCCAAAAGCTGAGTTTACAGTGACTTTTCGGTAAAGCGTCATTGGTGTGGAATCAGGCGTGATAAAAGGGTTCCCGTTAGGTAATGAAATTAATGCGCCATATTTAGCCATCTACGCAGTCTCCGCAAAAACGATTAACTGCACTTTGACTGCCGGGTAATCATTAATCCCATCACTACCTGAAGGCTGTATTGTTATGGTGTTTCCAGATGCAATAATATTTCTTTTATCTGTGTAACTTATTGTCCCTTTATCCTCCAGAGTACCAACTGCAAACCCAACCTTTAAGCCAGGTTCAAGGTTGAACTGGTAGCTTCCCGTTTTCTGACCTAAAGCAAGATCGATGATACCCACCACAGTTACAGGTTTAATGCCATAGTTATTCGGGACACCGTTAGCGTCCCATGAGGCAAATCCAAAATCAGACATTGGGAGCCACTCCTGTTAGTTTACCAATCTGCACAAACAAACGACCTTCCGGCCCCGTAAAGGAAAGATTGTTGTCGGCTTTAGAAAGACACCACCCCCCCTGATTTGCAACTTTGTAACCTTCTGACCAGATAGAACCTGAGATTTTCGCATTGTTGATTGCGGCGTTAGCAATTTTGGCGCTTGTTATACTTCCATTCTGAATAAACGCATCGCTGATAAACACCTGACCGTTAACTATCGCAAATGGCGAATAAACATTACTTCCCGAACCGGACATAACAACAAACTGGTTTGCATTAACAGCAACGCGCGTATCTACAGACTCTCCATTAATAGTTACGGCTACCGATAACCCGGCATCATAATTTTGCCCCTTATACTTGATCCCCGTTTTCAGGGTATAAATGGCAGAACCACCTGACGCATCCGTATAGGCGGTCATTTTTTCCTGTATTGCAGCTTCTGTATCGCCAAACTGAGCCGCAACATCAGTTTCAAGTTTCGCAACTGCTTTTTCTGCGTCAGCGGCGACTTTAGACGCCTGAATAATGCCAGCCTTGTTTTCGCCATACTGCGCCCATTGCTGATTCACATTGTCGTAATCAGCCAGGGAGTTCTGAAGAATAGCTTCCAGGCTTGTTTCCAGTTGCCCCATTAATGCCTTGCCGTCTTCGGAAGACATAAAATTTTTGCCGATGTCGCCCAGATATTCATCAGCCTGAGAACTCGTTTCCCCCATCACCCAGGCGGTCCACTCACCAACATTGCCAATACGGTCAACAAGACGTGCCCGGTACCACTGCCGGATACCCGCCGGCATCATCCCATGCTGATAATTTGATGTCGGATAAGGAACCAGCGTAAGTTGCTGCGGATTGGCGTGGTCTCCCGTCGTCGAACGCTGGATTTCGGTATATGCCGTATCACCAGAACCATCAGGAAAGGCCCAGGTAATATTGATATTCCAGACAACATTGTCAGAAGCAACCAGATTAACGGGCGTCCCTGGCTTGCCAGCCTTACCGGAAAGGTATGTCTTATCCGCGTAGCCCCATGGAGAAGACGTTTCCTGCGCATTCAGCGCCCGGACACGCACATCATAAATTCCCGTATAAATCCCCTGAGCAGAGAATCCCTGCGCGCTGGTAACCGGAACGTTTATCCAGTCGCCGCTGTCCTTCCTCCACTGAGCAATGTACCGGATTGCACCATCAACCTTATCCCATGACACATCTAGGCTTGCCACAGTCAACCCCTGCGACACATGATCGCTTTCAGTCACCACGATATTTTTCGGCGCAGACAGGACGCTTATCGGCGTGACGGTGATTGGGGCCGACTCGATCCGAACGCCATCATCGATGTAACGGTATTTGTTTGGATCGTGCTGAACTGCCGTAATCGTGAAACCACCAGTGCTGTCGTCGTTCGCAGCGATTGAAGTGACCCGGAAGTACTGTATCGCAAGGTTATCACTGTCTATCGCCCAGACAGCACCAGCCGCAGGTACCTGACTGAAAGCCGTAGCCACCGTCACCGTTATTTTATCGGCGCTCACAGCGCTGATTGTCCGCGTCTGTGCTTTTCCGTCGGGCAGGTTAACCACCAGCCGGTCTTTCGCCGAATAGTCTATTTCCCGATCCAGTGTAATCTGGCGGCCGTTGACAGCCCTTATACGGCCCCCGTTATCCTTACCGGAACGGAAAGGATCCGCGACACCGATAATTTCAGCGGGCAGCGGGATGTAACCGTCCAGCCCCACGCCAAACGATACGGTGCCGTCTTTGGCATTGGAAAGTAATACCCAGCGACCGCGACGGTGCGCTTCACTTTGCGAGGTGCAGCCGATTGCGGTCAGGGACGTCTGCCGGACGTCGTAACGCTCTACAAGCGCCGAATCGTAGACTCCCTCAACGGTATCGCTGTAATGGTTCTGCGGATCGGACCAGGACACTAGGCAGGAGCTGTAGCGATTCTTGTATGAGCCGCCCGCATAAGTAAACAGCCCATCGATAACGTTTGAGGCGTTATAAACCCAGTCAACATCGTCCTGCGGAACGTCTGCCTGGACATAAATCTGATCGTTGCCCCAGAACGTTATTCCACGAAATACCGCGGCGAGATCATTAAGTACCTGCCAGGCGTCCTGCTGGCTCTGAATGAACACGTTGCAGGTGAAACGCGGTTCGGTACCACCGGCCCCGTCGGAAACCATCTCGTCGCAATACTGAGCGATTGAGTACAGCGCCCACTTATCAACCATGGACGCATCCACGCGCGTGCCCATTCCGTAAATTTCATCCAGAACCAGATCGTAAAAAATCCAAGCAGGGTTATTGGACCAGGCCATTTTGAACCCGCCGTACCATGAGCCCGAATAGGTTCGGGTTATCGGGTCATAATTATCCGGAACCTTAATCAGCTTGCCTTTTATCTTGCAGGTCACTTTCGGCGCGCTGCCATTGAACTGGCTGCTGTCCACTTCGACATACAGTAGCGCTGTTAAAGGATAACGAAGCTTGCTGTCGATGACTTCCGCATACGAAAACACCTTAAAGGCGTTAACCAGTTTCGAATTTGATCCGCTGGCATCAGCCGTAATACGTCTGACCCTGACAGACCAGCCGGACGTGGATTTTGGCAGATCGATACGGTGATCACGCTGATATTCCGTCGTGGTCTTTCCGTCAAACTTGCCGTTTACAACCGTTTTCCAGGCGCCGCCGTCTGTTGATAAATCGATCGCATACTCGGTGACCGTGCCTACCATATCGCCGTTATCTTTATAGAGATACTGGACCGGAAGGCTGAGCTTGATACGGATGGCATCCAGGGAAAGATTGGTAAACTGGCGTGTCCAAGGCGCGGTGGTGGTGACAGTTGTGCCCACCGCCAGCTCGTTATCTACCTGGGGCATCCCGGCAATATAGGTCTGGTCCTGTGTGCCCTTGCGGAATTCCCATTTCACGCCACTGAAGTTGTACTCCCCGCTGTCATTTGCCAACGGCGTATCGTTGAGAAAAATGCTCTGTGCGGTCAGATCGCCCTGTATTTCCCCCTCAGAAACGGCAATGAGCATTTTTAATTTTGCGACCGACAGCAGATCGTCAGGCTGCTCAACCGGAGTATGCGCGCTGCCACCTCCCCCTTTTGCACCCTGTATGATGGTTTCACCATGGAGAAGTTGCATTTTTACCCCATTAAAAAACCCAGCCTGAGCTGGGTTTTTTGTTAGTATTAATGATGGCGTCTTATTACATGTTTTTGTAATAACTAACTTTAGAGTCAAAGTCCTGTTTTGCGAGTGGCGTTTGGCTGGTTACATAAGCTTCCCACGAACTATAAGCCTCAACAAGAGCACGACGCTCTTCTGTGTCTTTAGTATTGGCTTTCATTGTTTCAAACACATTCGCCCCAATTTCTTTCAGCTTGCTCTTTCTGGTAGCGCCACATGTCGTTATTGCATCAGCTACCGAATTATCCCACCCAACTAATTGCAGAATCTCTATACGCTTCTGGGTAACAAACTGATCTGCTGAGGCATTAAGAGCTTCCTTAGATAAAAATTCAGCAAACTCCTTTTTACTATGCGGCATTTGTTTTGGCATAGTAATGTTATCCTCTTGACAATTTGATAACTCAGCGTACTGCTTTTGTAAATTGTTGTTCTGATTTTGGGTGGCGCAGCCTGAAACAAACAGCACACCTAATAAGACTAAACCGTATTTTCTCACTCTCATCTCCTTGATTAGCATCTTTATGGACATGATAACTAAGGGTAATCGCAATGTAACGTTCATCTTATTTCAGTTGAATTCTTTATTGCTGATCGCTCGAGTACATACCCGCGCTGACTATCGCCCCCCCCACTTCAATCCAGCCGCCGTAAGCCAGGGGAACGGGATGCCCCATGGCAACCGTGTTGACCGGCGCCCCAAAGGCATAGTTAGGCGTGTTATCCGTGCTGGAGGATTTACCCGCGCCGAAGGATGGCTGGGGTGTGAGCATCTGGACAACGCCGCCCAGCATCATCGACACCCCGACCCCGGTCAAAATTGACGTGGCGCTGATAGCTGTTGCACTCATCGCCGCGCCCCAGGCGGCCATGCTCGCACCGGCGGTAAAGAAGGCGGCGACCAGCGCAACGGCGCCGACAACTATCTGCAGGACGCCCGAGCTTTTGGCCCCTTCATAAACGGGCACGATCCGGTACACGCTTCCACCACGCGTCATATCGAACTCTTCCAGCCCGATATTGTTGTCCCCGTTAAAAAAGGCGAAACGGATCCCCTTCATATGAGCTTCCGACATGTATTTTTTGAATCCGGGAACCTGTGAACACATGGCCCTGAGCATTTCGCGCAGATCGGCAACATCAAACTGAACGCGCTTACCGAATTTTTTAGCCATTTTCCCGTCGAGAATAAGCGTCTTAACCATGCATTCTGTCCTTATGCCTGACCACCCGGACCGTTCTGTCGCGATAATATTTTCCATAAGGCGCTCGCGAAGAAAGGTGCCCGAAAAGATGATGGAGAATGATGTTGTCACCCACATATACCGCGGCGTGATTAGTCATTGATGCCTGCACGCTCATCATGATGATGTCCCCGGGCTGCATTGCACCGGCGGCAATCTCAACGAATCCCTCACGCTCCCAGTTGTCGTCGTAGAGCCGCTCCTTGCCGCTCTCCCACCATTCGTAAGGTACCGAATAGTTCCCGAGAACAATGCCGTATTCGCGCAGATAAAATTCACGGATAAGTGACCAGCAGTCCGCGTAACCCAGCACCCACTGCCTCCCGGTATAATCCCGGTCTTCACGCGGGGAAATCGTACAAAAATCCCCGTCCGGCCAGGACATGATCCCCCACTCAATACCCGACCAGTCGCACTGGATCCGGTCCAACTCCGAGGGAACCAGCCGAACAACATCCGGATGGGAATGAATGAGCATGATGATCTCACCGTGCGCGCGGGCATCGAGCTGGTCTTCTGGGGAGAGCGTGAATGTCTCCTCGGGTTTAACGGCAATGTTGCGGCAGGGAATATAGATTTGTTGCTGGCCTGACTGAACAATCAGGCCGCAGGCTTCTTTGGGGTATTCAGCAGCGACGTGCTGACGGATAGCATCCAGCAATTTTTCACGCATTTTTATTTCCCCTGCAGGTTTGCAGCCGGAAAACCGCCGAACGGCAGCGGCGCGTCCGGGCCGTGACGATCCTGACAATCCTGCCGGCGGCCGCCACAAACGTCCTTCGACGGGTCATCGGTCAGCGTACCGTCCTTGGTAAAGTATTTCGTGCCGTTGTAATCGCATCCGGTCCCGCTTCGGTACCAGCCCCGCATGCACCAGGTGCAGACAGGCGTAATCTGCCGTGTCGGCAGCTGGAGGTTCTGTATATCGAAGGGGGAACACAGCTCAAAATCAACCTGTACCCGCGTTTCTGCGGTTTTAGCATTGACGTAAAAGAGCTGTACTCGCTCATCTGTCGGGCTGGCACCCGGATTACCGTCTTTCCAGTTGGCGGCATCGAGATACTTCGAAAGCGTGGTATGGATCCTGACCTTCGCCCTGACCATATCGTCATATTCCAGGCACAGCGCCGTGACATAGTTTCCGACGTTCCCGACTGACAGCGTAGGCGTTGGCTGGGACCCTGTACTCGATAATTCCATCCCCTTCAGTTCATAGGGATGGGGATCGTACTGGTTGCCCTGCCAGATAATGGCGGGCAGATTTTCTGCGGCGAAGGCTGACCACCCCTCTTCCTGAATATTGTGCGCATGAAAACGCAGCACCTGATCCATACCGAATTCAGTGCCGTCGATCTCAATTAGCTGAATAACGCTGCCGGGCTCAAGCTGTTGTATATCTGCCGTAAAACTCATACTCCCCCCATAAAAAAAGCCGCCCGGAGGCAGCTTTCAGTGTTTGTCGAGAAAATCAGGGCGCGAACGCCTGTTCAAAAGTGAAGGCCACAGTGGCTTTTTTCCCGGTAGGGAATGAAACGCTGAACGAATCAGCCTTCATTCTGAACAGTTTTTTTTCACCCCACGGCGTGGTCCACCAGAACGATTTAGTGATGTGAGACATAAGAAAAGCGCGCAACGCAGTCGCCTCCTGTCTGGTTCCCGTCCAGTCCAGGTTCCACGTTTCCTGTTTGTCGTTGATCCCCATTCCTGCTATCTGTTTGTAGCCATCCCCGAACTGGGCCTGCAGCGTTCGGGCTGTTTCAGTGCCCTGTGCGGTTTTTCGCGTGCGCCAGGTAAACGTGTCCGTCACTGTATCCTCCTCGAATAAAGCACGCCGCCTGCGGACATTTCTTTTTTCAGTCGCTCGGTAATTGTCTGCTGAACAATCGCCTGCAGCTGTTTCGCCGTCCCCGTGGCGTTCGCCTGATTTATGCTTCCGTCACTCCCCTGCTGGCTGATGCTGACTGGGGCATAAACACTGATCCCGCCCATGCCAGCACCGGCTGCGCTCCCTCCGCCGACCAGACCACCCGAGGCATACCCGCGCATCAGGCGATAGAGGTTGGCCACACCGATGCGGCTGGTCGATTCTTTGGTGAAGACGAATTCCCCGCGGTGAACCACGCCTGCGGGCTCATATTTGCCGCCGTGCCCGGTATAGCCGCCTGTGTCAAAACCCCGTGGTCGGTATGACGGGACCGCGAATGACTGACCTGCAGAGGAGGTTTTCGCCCCGCCGCTCACCCAACCCAATGCGCTCTGGATGGTGTAAGCCACCAGCAGCTGGTTGATAACGGACACAATCATTTTGAGGATCGAGCTGGTGAAGTCTCTGAAGCTCGCCTTCCCGGTTGTCGTCAGGCTGGTAAGCTGGCCCGCCAGCCCGCTGAACGTAGCCTGCGAAATCTGCTGAACAGAGCTGAAAACGTTTGTCGCTGAATCCTGATATTCAGCCCAGCCCTGTTTCGCACCGGCCAGCCAGTTTGCACGCAGGGCATCTTCAGCCTCGAACGTCGCCCTTTGCTCTTCCAGAACCTTTTGCTGAGCCTGAGGGTTGTACGAATAGCTTTCGCTGAGACGCTGCAGCGTAGTTTGTCGCCCGGCTTCCCGGGTGGATACCCCCTCAGACTGAGCCTGCAGGCCCGCCCTGGCGGCTTTTTGCTGCTGCTCAAACTTCACGGCCTGATCGGCCAGTTGGTTGAGCTTTTGCTGACTGGCAACCTTATCGCCCAGGTCGGCCAGCTGCCGCTTGTACTCGAGCGTTTCTTCCTTGTGCGCCAGCAGGGATTTTTCCTGCGCCGTAAGCTGACGACGACCAGCGGCCTCCTGAAGAACTGTGAACTGATTTTCAGTCTGCCAGAGGTCCTGACGCTGTTTGCTGATAACATCGTTCACGCTGGTATGCTGCTCAAGCGTTTTAAGCTGGGCCTGAAGGGTGAGAAGTTCGGCCTGTGCTTTTTCTTCAGCTTTGTCCCCGGCTGGCGTTGAATAGCTTTTGCCTTTTGGGGTTTTGGCGTCCTTAAACTGCTTTTCGATCCCTGCCCGCGCTGCAGCAATGTCCTTGTCAGTCCACAGCGTGGCGATACCGTCTTTCGCATCCTGACGGTTTTTCTCAATAAGCTGACTGAGCTTTTTCTCTGCTGAAGCCCGCTTTTCTGCCGCTGTCGCGCCGGATTCCACCAACTGGTTAAACTGCTGCTGGCTGCGGATTGCCTGAGTTTGCTGATCCGTCCGCATTTTTTCCCGCGCGGCTGTCAGTCCTTCCTGGGCATATTGCTGATCAGCCAGATCATAAGCCTGCTTTTTAAGCTCCACCTGCTGGCGCGCGTTTCTCAGCCTTTCCGCATCAGCTTTCTGCAGAACGTTGTTACCGGCATAATCTGGGTCGATTTTAAGATTGCTGGACAGCGCGCGGTACTCTTTCTCTGCTGCCTGCCATTCAGCGAAAGAGTCCTGGCGCTTCATCGCGGTGTCAGGATTACGCCCTACGCCCAGCATCGCATCCCACGCCCCGGAAGCAGCATTCTTCACCCAGTTCCACGCTTTTTCGAGAGAGCCAAGATTGTCCTCTACAGCCCCCGCTCGTTGTATAACGGAGTCAGAATATGCCCGCATTGCCAGCTCGGCTGCTTTCTGCGAATCCCCCAGCGCCTGAGCAGAGGAAATCTGTTCATACTGGGTGGCCGTCAGAAAATGCAGGGAATCATTGAGCGTCGCGACCGCGTTAACCGGATCATCCTTCAGGCGTTTAAACTGATTTATGGTTTCGTCGACGGCCTGCCCGGTAGCCTGCTGCAGCCTGGCGGCGACATTGCTGACCATGCTGACGTCATTACCGCTGAACGCGCCGCTTCCAACGACCTGCGCCAGCACGCCTGCAGCGGCATGCTGAGTGATACCATTACCGGCCAGCGAGCGCGCCAGCGCCTGAAGCTGACCGGATGTTTTACCCGCGTAGTTCCCGGTCAGGATTAGCTGTTTATTAAATTCCTCAGACTCTTTGCTGCCGTCATACCAGGCTTTACCCAACCCAACAACCGCTGCAGCAATCCCCCCGACCATGCCGGCCATGCCCAGCCCGCGTAAAGTCATCAGCTGATCTATCCATCCGGCGCGGTTGGCCAGCGTAATACCGGAACCACGAAGGGCACCAAAGTTACCGCGCATGACTTCGCCCATCAGAACGCCAAGTTCCCTACGCGCCGCAGCACTTTGCAGACCCAGCCCGTGCGTGGCGACTTTAGCCGCTTCAAGCTTACGGATATAAACTTCTGCGGCATCACTGGCTCCAACCTGTGCAGCCTTCATTCGCAGCAGTTCGGTACCGGAGAGCTTTTGCTCCACAACCTGAGACTTCAGTTGACGGAGAAAACGTGCCCGTGCAATCCCTGCTTTCTCTTCGACAATCTGAAGCTCTTTCTGTCGGGCTGTCGTATGAGATATCAACGCAAGGTAATCCTGCTGTGTAATATTTCCCTGAGCCCTTGCGGCACGAAAGCGTGCCTGCACATTAGCGAGAGATTGTGTTTCTCCGTTCAACTGGCGAACACTGTCTATCTGGCGAAAAAAAGATGCAGCAAGTTCATCCTGCCGTCTGGCGAGCACTGCCGCCTGGCCGTCATTCTCACGCATGCGCTGGCTGAGGTCTGACACCCGGCGGTGTGTTTCATCAACGGATTTAGATACTTTTTGCCAGTTTTGAGCCAACCCTTCCGTGGCGTCTGCCTGGCGGGATTTGATTTCCGCCGCAGCAGAAGCACCTGTATCCCCCACACTTTTTAATGCTGCAACCTGTCGCTCTGAGGCGCGCTGCATTCGCGTCTGGACTTTTTCAGAGTCATCAGCCATCCCTGTGAGTTGGCCCTTTATACGGGCAACCTGTTCGCTGAACGTGGCGCTGTCGACATCAAGGTTGATGACCAGATCGCTAATCTGCTGGGCCATATCGGATACCTCCTGTGATCCCCTCAGCTGCGGCCATCAGCGTGTCATCATCCGGTTCGTCATCACTGATGACGCTACCGGAAGGAGAAAGCAGGCTGAAATGTGCGGGGGTAAGTTCCGGATCGCGGAAGAAAAGAGAAGAGATGGAATAAAGCAGCCCGGAAAAATGCGCATCGAGCTGCGCGTCCTGAAAATAATGCTCCCGGTAGAACTGGTGCCAGTCGCCCAGCTCACCAGAAGTCATTCCAGCCAGCATGGCGCGCCAGTCGGGTCGCCCGAATTCGCGCGCCAGATTCAGGACAAATTTCAGCTCGCTGGCAAGGGCTTTTCCGCCGTAACGTCTTCAGCGCCTTCAACCTCCAATGGGGCTTCCGGATCGGCATCGTTGCCATCCTCAACCGGAACGAGCATGCCGGAGAGCAACTTAACCTGCATTTCAGCCTTGCCGATCGCTTCCGGCGGCCAGCCTTTGAGAACCTGCTGGTAAAGTGCTTCTTCGTCGGGACCTGCGGGGTCATTATGCCAGAGAGAAAGTGCGATCACGCGCGCACCGCAGCGGATGTTTGAACCCACCAGACGGGCAGTCATTTCCTGATCGCTGATACTGTCGCTTTCATGGCCAAGTGTCTTTTCTTCCGCAGCCAGAAATTCAAGGTACTCAATACGCTGAAGCGCTGACAGTTCATTCAGCGTGGTGGATTCGCCAAGGTAGTTAAATGGTTCTTTTTTGAGGAACATATCCCCCTCCTCAGGAAACGGTGACAGTGACTTTGCAGACTGCAACGAAATTGCCGTCGCTGGTCATAACAATAATGTCAGCGTTACCGGCTGCCACACCCGTTACGGTGATCGTGTTGCCGCTTACAGATACCGTCGCTTTTGCCCCATCAGAGGTTGCCACGCGGAACGAAGGATCCGATGCACTGGCAGGATTAACCGTCACATTGAGCGCGGTGGTCGCTGCAACGGCGACGCTTGCCGTGGATTTATCCAGCGTAACACCTGTAACAGCAATGGGCGCAGAACCACTTTCTTCAGCCAGTTCGGGCTTGCCGGTATTGGTGATTTTCGCTGTGCGGGTAATGACCTCTTTTGCCGGGATAGCTTTACCCAGGCTGCTGCACCAGCCGCGGAAAACGTCGACGGTACCATTCGGATATTTAATCTTGTACACCCGGACAGAACCATCGTTAAACCAGGTGACCAGTTCTTTCTGTCCCTGTTCTCCCGGCTTCCAGGCAAGCGTAAGTGATGTATCCCCTGCCGATTTTGCCCCCTGAGCGGTCGCGTTCCAGTCGGCGTCCTCATCATCAAGGTAGGTGTCGTCATACGATTCGGCGGTCATTTCGCCCGGCGTCAGCTCTTTAATTTTCGCCAGACGGTTCCATTCGATATCCGAGAGTGGGTTAGCGAAAGCGTTACCCGTTCCTGTGTAAAGCCAGAGTGTGGTACCGGCGCCTTTTACGGGCGCCAGTGGATTGGGTGTAGGCATAAATACCTCTTACATTGAATACGTTAATGTGTACGTGAAATCGACGGAACCCCACGTGGCCATTTCATCATCCCGCTGGTAGTCATAGCCCTGGGGAGTCATTGTTTCGATTAATGCGTCAAGACCCGGGATGCCCTCCATCGCTGGATATATTTTCTCTTCCATCCAGGAATCCAGCGCTGTGTCAGGGCTGGAAGCCTTAAGAAACACCTCGATATGGAGAACGGCCTGCCACGAATCTTCATCGAGCGAATCACCGGTGTACTCCGCATCAGAGATATACACCGCCACCGCAGGCAGATCCTGCTCCTCCAGAAACACGGGACGCCCGTCAAACCAGGTAACGGTATCGGTGATATCAGCTTTCAGTTTCGCCAGAATGGCTGCACGTATAGCGCTGTGTCTGTTCATCGCTTCAGGTGGATCCTCAGTTGGTTTTTCAGTGCTGCGGAAAGTTCTTTGGGCATGTCGCTTTCAATAAGGCGTTTTGAAATCGAGGTGAAAGCTACTGTCAGCGGTGTCTCAAGAGGAACTTTGACCACATCAATGGGATAACGGGCTTTACCTACGCGCCGCATGACCTGCCAGCGCCCGCTAGCCAGTTGTTGAATAAACGCATTGCGAAAGGTATAGGGTCCGATTTTAAGGACGCTGCCCGATCCGTTTCTGGCCCCTTTTTTACGCGACAGCCGGACGCGAGCAGTACCAAGCTTTATCGCGGGAAGATTACCGCGGTTGATTTTTATTGACGCGACTGGACGATCGTGGCGGGCCTTGCGTAAACGGGAACGCTGCCGGACCAGACGAACCGGAAGCCCCGTTTTCCGGTTATCATCCACCTTTGCCTCTTTCGCTACAGTTTTGCTGCCCTGACTTATCGTTCTGCTGGCCACACGGTTAAGTGCTTTCGCAGTTGCCTCAGGAACGATTAACCGGCTGAGGCTGTTGAGATTCTGAATAGCCCTTTCCAGGCCTTTAACCGACATCCCCCCTCCTATTCGATAAAGATGCGCGGCTTACCGTTAAAGCGCTCGTGACGGGTCAGATGGAATTCCTCCCCCTCAAAAATCACCACATCATTACGGCGAGGCTGGTAGCCAGCGGTAAACACCACCAGCGACCGCCCTGTTCCGCTTAAAGGCCCCATTTCTTCCAGAAACTCAGCCGGAATAACAATCATGGGATCCCCGTTGATGATCGCTGGCTTTCCCATTTTGTTCACCGTGACCGCATCCATGCGGCTGACAAGTCTGTCAAAGGGATTAGGCATTGATTTTCACGGCTACAATTGCGGAACTGGCAGCTGCATCTTCCCAGGCAACCCCGGCCAGATCGGCACCTGTCGCGTCGTTCTGCACTTTGCCATCTTTGATATGAACCTGCTCACCGATGGTGATCGCATCGGTAGTCAGCTTAGGCAGCAGGAAAACACCTTCGGCAAAACCGTCTCCTGTCTGGCCTGCCGCAATATCAGTAATGGCAATCGCCACGACTTTCCCCACCATCACCGGCGAACCACTCAGGATCGCAACGCTGCCCGTGTTGGCAATCTCAATAGTTTTGCCATGCTGTACAAAATTCTTCGCCATAAATTCAGTCTCCATCCAGCCCCATACGGGGCCGAATTCAGATACAAAAAAAGCCCTGATGGGCTGTGATGTGCTGCTTGAGTGGAAGGGATTATTTCCCGGTTGATTTCGCCAGGCCGCGATAATCCAGAGGAGATACACCGGCATCGATGCGCACTTTGGTGGCAATACCGTCGGTCGTGAAGCCTTCCTGCTGATCGATATACGGAGTATCAACGCCGTTCAGGTAAGCCACTTCGATGGTGTCCGTGCCCTTAGCGGCGGCCAGATACCAGGCGCTGGTGTCTTTGGCGTCAAGACGCGGCTCCGCGATAACTTCAGCAAAATTCTGAATTGGGTTCATGATACCGGCGTTGATATCCGCCCCTTTCACACTGGCAGACTTGATCGTCTGGTTTGCCAGGGTTTCGAGCGCGACTGGCACCAGCATGAATGCCGGGCGAATATTCAGGGGACGCTCACCCTCTTTCTGCAGACGCATCATCTTGCGCGCTTCATCAAGGCTGGCTACAGAAATCGCGCCTGCGGAAATATTACCGTGATCAGCATGGAACAGCGGCTTACCATCAGACAATTTCGCGTTTTCGGTCAGAACGGCATACACCAGGTCGCCAATCGTCCCTTTTGCTGCACGGCCCATCTTCATAGGTACATCGGTTAACTGATTCAGATCGTCGTTGATGATCGCCTGACGGGTAATAGAGAAGATTTCACCGTAGGTGGCCAGCGCGATGCTTTCACCTTTATCTTTGGTGGTCACATACTTATATTCAGCACCTTCGCGTACCTGACGCAGGGATGAGAAGCCGCCCAGACCGACACGATGCGCCGTTTTAAAGTCAGACAACTGGCCTTTCTTGGTCCACTGCTCAAAAGTTTCTGCCGCTTCCTCCCAGCCCTGCAGTAACGCTTTATTAGCAACGTCGAGCAGGATATTACCGAAGTCAGACGTGCTGTGCGTCAGTGCCATACCGACCATCTGCATCGGGTTATAGCTGGAAACGCCGATGCCGCGTTCGGTCAGTGCCATACGGGCATATTCGCGCAGCGTCATGCCGTTATAGACGTTGTCCCGCTCCAGGCTCTCGAAGCCAGCGCGCGCCATCAGTGCCTGGCGAACTCCGTCGCCAACAAAGTTACCGTTCCCGGCGTAAATGTGCGCATCCGTGGTTTTATTCGACGGTGTGGAATTTTTGCCCAGCGCCGCCAGCAATTCATCTTTAGCCTGAGCCACTGTGCATTCCGGATCCGCGATGCATTTATTCTGCAGCTCATGATGCTTGCCACCGAACATCGCAAAGAGATCGTTAATTGCGTTAACACGGTTCTTTTGCTCGGCAAGCACCTGTGCACGGATAGTGGCTTCATCAGAAGTGGACGCTGGCGCTGGGGGTGTCGTTGCCGCCACCTGTGGTTGCGGTTGCTGCGGTTCGCGCTGGGTAGTATTGCGCGGCGGGGTGATCATGTTACGAATGCTGTTTGGCATCTTTTCAAAGTCCTCAATACGTTTTGATTGAATACAGGCCATCGCCTGCAGAGATGTAGTGACCTGATCGGCAAAGCCATGCGCTAAGCATTCTTTACCATCCATCCAGGTTTCATCGTCCAGCATGGCGGCGATTTCATCGGTCGTTTTTCCTGTTTTCTCCGCGTACGCCGGGATCAGGACAGACTCGACCTTATCCAGCAGATCGGCATAATCCCGCATGTCGTTGGCATCGCCACCTGCGAATCCCCATGGTTTGTGGATCATCATCATCGTGTTTTCCGGCATAATGACCGGGTTGCCAACCATCGCAATCACCGAAGCCATAGAAGCTGCCAGACCATCAATGTGAACGGTGATCGCCGCGCCGTGATGCTTCAGGGAATTAAAAATGGCGATGCCATCAAAGACATCGCCACCGGGCGAATTGATATGAAGGTTGATATGGGTAATGTCGCCCAGCGCCTTCAGGTCATTCACAAACTGGCGCGCCGTCACCCCCCAGTAGCCGATCTCGTCGTAGATATAAATTTCCGCTTCGTTGTCGGCGCTGGCCTGCATACGGAACCAGGAATTACTTTTTGCGCTGGCTTTCGGACGGTGGTGCGCCCGGTTCTTTGGCTTCGGCACTTGTGCCTCCTTTGTCATTGGCAGGGTCAGTGTCAAACACCAGCCCCATCTCTTTGTTTTCGTCGATCTCTGCCTTCCGGCGCGCCTTCACATCGTTCGGGTTACGTCCGCTGGCGCGGACCCAGTCGGATTCCGTTGCCGCTCCGCCCCGGATCTGTAACTTCCAGGCATTGGCCTCTTTAACCGGATCGATCCACGGCATAACAGGGCCGGAATACACCGCCGAGTACAGCGACTCCATATCCAGACCGCGGGGTAATTTAATCTCGCCAGCGGCCACCGCCATTTTCAGCCAGGTGCGGTACATTGGCCGGGTCACCGCGCCAATAAACCAGTCCTGTAAAATGAGATAGCCATCTGTTGATTCCACCAGTTCCTGCCGCTGCGCGCTGTAGGTGCCGTTGTAGTTTCTGGCTGTGCTTGAAAAGCTGAGTCGGCTGCCTGCTGCGACAGCGCGAAGTTGCCCATTACGGAAGGTTTCAAGGTTAGGATTGGGCCGGTCAGATTTCACCATGCCGATATCTTCACCAGGCTTCAGATCGTCATAAATGATGCCTGGCTGAATCATCACTTCCCGATCATCATCATCGGAAGAACTGTTACTCTCTTCGAAGCTTTGCCCGTCTCCCTTTTTGATGTACATACCCAGCGCAGCAGCAATACGTGCGGCGGTGAGCTCAGCATCTTCATACTCTTTAAGTGCGCTCAGACGCATCAGTACACCGGATAGCATCGATACGCCCCGGGTCTGGTGCAGACGGCGGACAAATTTAAGATGCAGCATGTTTTCCGCATCCACTTCTTTGGTATCAAGCTGACGGCCTGAAACGGGCAGGCTTTTATAAACCTGATATTTCCTTGGTCTGCCCCAGTTGTCGACGAATACCCCCTGATTAAGCTGGCTGGCAGCATCGCTGTTCATGGGAATAAAATCTGGTTCAAGCGCTTCAAGCCAGAAAGGGATACCGGCTGCTGGCGTAAGACCATTCCCGGTTCCACTGACAAGCTGGGCAAACACTTCGCCATCCCGCAGCCAGGTGCGCAACATCAGGCGCTCAAGCATCGGGCGGGTAAACTGGTTCGTGACATCAGGCCTGACAGACCATTCTGCCCATTTATTACGGATCTGATCTGCCAGCTTTTTGGCGATTTTACCGTTCATCAGTTTGGGATGGGGTTCAACAATAATTCCGGCTTTCCCAACCACCCGCTCTTCCAGCTTATCGAACACCCCAATCACCAGATCGTGATTGTTATCGAGCCACCTGGCCTGCTCCCGCAGTGATACCGCCCCCATTTTGCTGAGCTGATCAGCTGAACGATTTTCACGGCGCCCTTTGTGCGTTCTGGTCGGGGTAACGGCTTCATATGCCCTGATTTTCGCGCGCGCCTGCAGACGGGCTGCTTTCCAGCCTGGCGAAAAGACCCCAATCGCATCATCTAAACGGCTCATTCAAACCTCGCCAGTCGGTAACCGGGTCGCCCGCGGCGATGAGAAATAAGAGAAGAGAGCCGACGCTCCCACTCCTGACGCCCTTTTCGGATTTCAGACAGGTTCTCCATCGTCATTTCCTGCCCATTGAAACGGATAGTTTTGCCTTCCAGCACCGCCATTTCGGCTTCGGTATATCGCTGGATCATGGCTTCAATATCAACACGGTTCACAACCATCCTCCTGATGTACTCCAGGGGTTAGAATCATCGGTTACGGGCTTTTTCCGCTTCCGTTTTTTGGTGGGTACTGGTTCTGGTGTCTGGGATGCCGCTTCGCCAGCTTCCGGCGGCGCGTTCTCCAGCCAGGTTTCCCGCCTCGCCCACTCAGGAGCAGCGGGCCATTTGATTTTCTCGTAGCCGTGGAGGATGGCGAGCGCATCAGCGTAGACCAGCAGGTCAAATGCTTCGTTTGCACCACGTCCCGGCTTACTCCATTTGCCATCGGTCGATCGCTCCTCATAGGTCAGTTCATCGTAAAACCAGCTGCCGAGCCAGTCAGGGAAATGCACGTAATTCGGGCCAGGCGAATCACGCCACAAAGCGTTATTCACCTGGTCTTTAAGTGCGTCGGTCTGGAGAAGATAAAGCGGCACATCACCGGCGGCTTTTGCACGTCGTGTGGATCTATCAGTGTTGTCAGGGAAAGTACGGGTGATGAGTTTCGAGCGGTGTACGCTGTCCCCCTTAAAGAGATAAATCTTTTTGCCCAGCCCTTCACGACGACATTTGCGCCAGAATTTGTAAGCGTTGTCGGTGACGCCATCTTCCCCGCCGGAATCGACAGCCATCGCCATAAGGCGCATACGTTTCGACGGGTCACTTGCTAATGCCCATGACTTTTCGAACACGTCTGACAGCAACAAATCCCAGTCTTCCGGATAACTTGCCGGGTCTATGGGATAACACTCGCCGTGCTCATTGGCCCTTAATGACTGCCGGATGTTGTAGCGGTCCACAACCCAACGTTCACCCTGTGCACCGTAGCCAGTGACCTGCACCACGAAACGCCGGGATTTGCCACCCTGAACATCGACCGTTGCAGTCATAAACAGCACACCATCTGGAACCGATCGCTTTGGTACATCTTCGGCACGTTGCTCCAGCAGTTCGCTTTTACGCTGCTCCAGATTGGCGCGGGGCAAATAGGGTCGCCCAAAGTCGGTGTTTACAACTGTTTTGAGCGTTTCTTCGCTCTGGGTGGCCTCATATTCCTGCTCAGCAGTCAGGAATTTGTACATCATCTGCGCCCAGGTCTGATAAGCAGCTGCCGGGCCTTCCATCCAGAACGAGGCGATACGAGATCGGCGGGGTTCACCATATCGCTTGCCGTCCCGGTCCATTTTTTCCCCATCACGCAACCAGACATGGCGAATATTCAGGTCACGTTTCATCTCGGGCGTAATTTTGCCTTTGCATGCTGGGCACTGGAGGTAGGCAGATTCACTTGCTACAACGGGGTCAGGCGTCTCACGGAATCCTGTCATATTGGCGATTTCCGGCTGAAAATATTCCCCGCAATGCGGGCATGGCCAGTAAAGCCGTCGCCGATCGCCTTTATTAAATAGCGATAATATTCCTGTTGTCGGGGGAGCTTCATGCGCGCTGGTTGGTCGCCATTTGGTGTCACGGATCTCGCGACCGGGAGAACTTTCGACAAGCGTCATCCCGCTGGACATAAATGTGGTGGTTCGTTTCGAACCAAGAGAAAACGCATCACCCTCGCCGTCGATATCCTCAGGGAAACGATCGTAGTCAGTCAGCGCTACACTTTTATAGTCTGACGAGGACATGATATTCACCGACGGCCAGCCAATCTTTAGATAATTCCCTGCACGAAATGTACGGTCGTGGACGTTATTATCGTTCCTGCGCGGGCTGAGTCGTGATTTCACATCAGGACTACAGCGGAATGTGCGATCGAGGCGTTTCTTTGAGTGCTCACGCGCTTTTTCTTCGGATACCTGTATGACCAGCATATCCGCGGGATCACAAACGATGTTATAGACAATCCAGCCATCAATCAGACCAATCGTTTTCCCTGTTCGGGCAGGTCCTACAAACACCACAGCATCGTATTCTCTTGAAGCCAGGCTATTCATCGGCTCGATGATGTAAGGGGCCAGATTTGGATCCCACTTAACAGAGTTACCCGCACCGATAGGGACACGCATGAAATCGCGAACCGCATCAGCTACCTTCATACGACGCGGGGCACGTAAAATACCGGAGATATCCCGGCGGATACCTCTGGCTGATGCCCGTTTTGCCATCAGTCCTCCTCTGGCTCTTCCTCCTCTTGTTCGGCGTCCATTACTTTTTGTGCAACCTGATCACGCAAATCATCAATCACGTCTTGCACACGCGAGACAGCGGCTGGTGTCAGTGCGCAGTCGCGCTCAAGAATGTCCGGTAGAGTTTCAAGCACCGTTACAACAGCTTTCGCCATCAGTGAAAATTCTCTGGCAACGTCTTCAGCGGGAATGAGCTGCTTCGTATCTACCTCAAATTTCAGCCGCTCGTTCTCGGCCTTCCAGTGCGCGAGCCTGTCCGATGGTTCCATTTCCTCTACGTTGGACGTTGAGACTGTCGGAATCATCAGTTCACTCAAAATATCGGTGACGAGATACAGCTTGAGTTTGCTGTTACTACCGGCGGCAGGTTCAACATTTTTTAGCCTGGCGGCAACGGTCTGCCGATGCACGCCAGTGATGCCAGCCAGCTGGTTAATGTTGAGTTTTAACGAAGCAATTTCCTGGTCCATGATGGTGAACACTTTTTGAACGATTCGACATCATTGAAAAATCGGGGTTTGAAAAATCAATGGATTGCGCGAATGATGATGATGACCATAGATCGCAAAAACTAGCCGATTCCCGCGAGCCCGCCGCCCCGTGGCAGGGCTCCCCTCCAGGAGTACCTTTTGATATTAATTATCATTTACATGTTACTATCTACGTATCGCCTGCCAGATGAGGCCACCCGGACGACAGTTCAGCATGATTGATTCCTTGATGCAGCTATCAATCAACCGTCTTGTCTCATACTTATCAAACAGCTCCATCACCTCACTCACCAGCTCTTCAGTAGATTCTGTAGCTTCTCCCACCATGTAACGGGCAGCAATGGCACTGAGCTTTTCTCGCGTGGTTCCCTTATCATCGTTTACACCTATGTACATTGACGACCCATATGTCCCCACCGACCTCTCAAAAGCCGCAATAACCGTCAGCCATGGTAAATCTTGACGATTATGTTCAACTACTAAATCTCCATCAGTGGCATCCACTTCATATACTCTGGTAAATGGGCTGGATGCTTTACCTGACAACATGTCTTCAACCAATACCTTGCCAGATTGAATAACCCTAAACTTTATGCTCGTGCCGCTTAACAGTCCGTTGCGGCGCTCTTCAAGGTGCTCCAGTGTAACGGTTAGCTTTTTCATCATTTCCCCCATGCATTGCATTATCACAGGCACTCAGTGAATGCCTGACGGCTTAAGAAAAGGAGACGCCTAAGTTAACCAACACGGCTTTCTTTTCCTCAATCCGGCGATTAAGTTCAGCCACTGCATGTGGGCGAATAGCATCGAGAAAGGCTTTATCCTGATAGGTGGACTGAATTGTCACACCAAGCCCATCACCACTTTCCAGTATGCCTTTCTGTCGTTGTAACTCTTTTATCCCGTTGTTGGTGTAATATGCTTCGGTCAGATTTTCGACATTCATCATTCAACCCTTTTGTTATTCGACTCTCTCACCGAGTCGTAAATACGCTCACACGTCATTCCTGCCTGGTAGCGTTCGTCAGCAATTGCAGCATAACGTTTAGCTTCTGCTGCAATATCTCCGAGCATGTTGGCAAGCATTCTGGCGTCGGCTCCGGTTGTTTTGCTTCGGACGGTAGCGGCAAGATCTGCGGTGTGCTTTGCGGCGTCCAGGCGGGTGGCAAGCTTTGTTGCTTCGGTACGCAGCTGGCTAACAGTGGCAGACAGACCAGCAGCAGTGGCAGCAGATTTAGCGGCTTGTGCTTGTGCATCTTTTACAGCCTCATCACGGACAATTATGCGCCCTTGTTCAATCCAGCGGGCGGCAGTCTGCGCGTTCGCTTCCTGTGAAGATTCCACGCTATTACGGTCAGCCCACTTCTTTTGCCAGCCCCGCTCACTCCAGACGTTCCCGGCAAGAAACGCACCAGCCAACAGCAGAAATACAATGATTGTTTTCCACCGGGCCTTAACAAAAGCAAAGACCGCTGTCATACCAGCAACGCCGCCCGCGCTTTGTTATAACGACTATTTCTGTCAGCCAGTCCATTCTGGCCACCGTTGATGATCTGCGTTACACGGACAACATCACCTGAATACATCAGACAACCACGTAATGTGAAATACCATGCAGCAGAACGGGCTGCATGTTTCTCCTGTGTCAGCAACTCTGGTGTGCTGATCAGATCCAGCTTCAGCGCCGCACCGCATTTGGCGTAGTTCTCGCGGCCGGTGATTTGAAGCAGGCCACGACCGCGATATTTCCAGCCGTCACCCTGGCTGTTATTCCCCATGCGGTCACCATAAACCAGATTGGCTATTTGCGGCTGGTGGGCCACCTGCTTACCATCGACACGCCCCAGCATTTCACACTGATAAGGCGTCAGGCGTTTACCAAAGGTTTTCTTCAGCCCCTCTACCGAGTAGTTGAAGCTCTCGACCAGCGAGGTAAAACCAGCAGATTCATGCCCAACCTGGGCGATGAACATAGCCAGATCGTTCGTAGCTGTAATGCCAAACTCTTTCATTGCCGCATCAATGTGCGGAAACCAGCGCGCAGAAAGCCCGGCGCTGATACCAGCCGCCTGCTGAAATTGTGATTGGTTCATTATTGCCTCAGATGATCAACCAGGCGTGCCACGTTGCCTCTGACGGCGACCAGCACAGACAGGAAAATAATGTTGGCCCCGATAGTGGCCCACGATGAATAAGGGTAGATACCGCACAGATATGCCAGCGGAACTGCGCTGTAGATGACCGTAAGCAGCCACGCCAGGCGAGATATCCATGGTCGATGTCGCGAATCGCCACGGCGATAAAACATCAGGGTCAGCACTACCCCAGCGCAAAGCAATGCATTTAAAGTTGCCGATGGGTCATTTTGTACCACCTGAACCTCCCCGGCGCGTTATCAGCGCCACCAGCGAGCCGATATCCTGATTATTCAGGAACGTAAGGATTTTGACGGCTAAAGCAGAAACAATTACGGCGCCAATGGCATCCAGTGGTTTGTCACTGTAGCCAGTAACCTGAGCCAGCTTAGAACCCACCAGCCCAGAACAAAGGATCCCAGCGATATACGACACCAAAAAATATGCCAGACGGCGCACAGCACTCAGGTCCGCTGTGGTTGCAATGTAAAATACAGCTCCGGCAAACGCGCCAAATACCACGCCGTAATCGGTTCCGGACAGAAATCCATACACGCTGGCCCCCGTAAGAATACCGCCAGCCAGCCCAGTACCAGAAATCGGATCGGACATTTAGCCCCCTCTTAATTACTGTGAGTCCTCTCAGAATGAGGGGAATAAAAAAGGCCACCGAATGGCAGCCTTAATAAATGGTATTTAGTGCTTTACTGATAAATGCGTTAAGACTCTAGGTCTTTTAGATAGCGATGGCCCTTAGATGTGATATTAAGCACTATCCACTCAATGCTGTCCTGGTTGTTTCCATGTATAGCATTTACCAATCCCATATCCGCAAGATCAGAAATTGCAAAATTTACCGTTTGCGCTGGAATGTGAGGAAGTCCAGATGGTTGAACCACTTCATGTGGTTTAAGAGCAGCTGCGCGACTCAGAATTTCGATGTGAACAGATGTATCTTTCATAATGCCGCCTTTTGTTGTTTTGCTTACGGCTATTATAACACTTTGATTTTGACGTAGATTGAGTTGCAAGAGTGGTAAAACAAAACCCGCTCATCGGCGGGTTTATAAAACTTTGGCAACATATCAAATATGCTTCAAATATGGCTTATTTTGTTGCACTTTGCAAGCGTGTTTGAAGGAGATAGTGAAATTTAGTTCACATTTCTATCACTTTGAATGCTTCTTCATCCTCATAGTATTCAAGAGTCGTTGCCAACGCTGATTCATCAAGCTGGGTAAAAGCGGCCTTTAACCCAGCCCAGTGCCCTGAATAGACACGCAACCATGTCGAACGGTCAACGCTAACCATGCGGGCCAACGCTGCACCAGCATAGTCTTTATAGGTTTCATTATTTCTGGTTGCGGCAATTTCCTGCCCTGCCAGCCATACCAGGCCTATCAGTTTCTTTTCTACGCGCTCCTGAAGCGAGTTTTCACCCAGGCATTTCTGATAAGTTTTCCAGACGTATTCACACATCATCACCTGGTGCTTATAGCTAAGGTCAAAACCGTAGCAGTACCGCAACCAGGCCTGCTGGTATCCACTAAGCGCGGACACTGCCCTACGCCACGGCGCGGACTCAAATTCCGCATCTTTTATCGGCGGCATTGGCCTGCGGCGGCTGCGTGTTTCCAGTACATACAGTGGCGCGGAAAGCGAGTTAACAAAGCGTGGCCCCTTCTCTCCTTCGAGTTCGACGAGATGAATTCCACGGCGCGGGGTGGCATTTTTGTCTGCTGGTGGGTGTTCACTGAAAGCCTCAAGCTGCCCTTTTGTTCCCCCAGAGAGGTCAGGTAGCGCGCGGCGCAATTCTATTCTTACATAATTCAGGTCTTGTTGATTCATGCTTCTTTGCGCTCCATACACTTAAGCTTTCGCAATTACGCCGATCGCCAGCGCCCGATCCATAAAACGCAGTAGCAGCTCAGGCTGCGTACCATGCTTCTGCTCGAATGCTGGTACATCGGCGTGTAACTCGTCGTGGCACTCTCTGCACAGAGGGATCACGAAGAGGTCATGGGCTTTTGTTGCTGTACCACCCATACCGTGCCCTACGATATGGTGCGGATCATCTGCTGGCCGTCGGCAACACTCACAGGGTTGTGTTTTTACCCAGCGGGTGTAAGTCTCATTTATCCAGCGCCGTCGCTTTGGCCTGAGCATGAAAGATTCTGGAGATTCCGGATCAACAGAGAGCGTGAGGATCTTCTTCGCCTTCTCCTGCACGAGGCTGGTTGCAGAAGCGGAAGGCACAATGTCGCTTTCCCTCATGACCGAGCGGATCTTCTCATCCGGAAGGCGTAGCCCCTTGTGCGCAACGCTTTCCGGAATAACATCAGCCAGGTCGTTTCTGACCATCCACCAGCACAGTTCCGGAAGCGTCAGGATATGCGACTCGGGAAAACCAGAATCACGCAGAATGACTTCCAGAATCCAGGATACCAGGTTTCCTGCCGCTATACCTGCAAGCTGTTCGGTATGCTGCCCCGACAAAGTGTGATCGCAATGCCAGCACAGGCGAATACTTCCTGGTGGGTGCCGCATTGTTGTGAAGTTCTTGTCGTGCCACGTTGAATGTGGCCACTGGCATTCAAACCGGGTACTCAACCATTGCTCAAGGGAAGGAAGCCCGCCGGCACGCTGAATAACCCGCTCATTCTCGAATACCTGCCGCATTACCGGATCATCAGCCAACGGCTGAATGGCGGCGGGAACAGCTCCTGTACTGAATGACGCCATTTCTTCTGGTTCAGGCTCGAGCAAAACGCGACCGCGCATAAAGAGGTGCATCAGTTCCGCGCCGGGACGAAACAACACAATCCCCATGCGATGGGCGACTTCAGGAGTTAACAAAGCCCTCACGCCGCCTGCCCCCCTGCAATATGTTAAGCCCACAAACCACCAATCCAGCGTACTCCCTTGGCAGTGAAACGCGTCTGGCTGAATGCGTGATTGGATGTGCTCGATGTTCCCGTCTTAACTTCAAATCTTCCCGCGGAAATGTGCTGCGCCATAGGGGTAAGTGTGCCACCGAGGCGATACAGGATATTGCGTTCAATAAGGAACAGGCGGAACTCAGTTTCTTTTGCGTTGAGCAATTTGGCTACCTGCCGGAATGACATGGAGCCTTTTGCAGAGCAATAACGATCAACAAACTCCACTTTTGGTGCCGCGGCTGCCAGTTGGATGGTCAGTTGCTCTTTCTGCTCGGCTAAATCAGCAGCCAGGCGCAGCGCTTCCGGCAATGAGCGGGGAACACTGACACTCTGCCCTTCTTCCAGTTCCTGCCAGCGATCGACGACCGCGGCGGTAAATTCAGGTGACAGTCTGGCAACAATCACCAGAGAGTCGCGTTTGTTAAAACGATACTCCTGGTACACATTACCGTTATGCTCAAAATCGAACTGCGCCAATGGCGCGGTTAAAATTCCCGCAGCAACAAGACGCTCAGCCGAGCGTTTCACGTCACTGTGTTTACTCTGAACCAGATCCGCAATATCACGGCTGGACATTGTTACTACACCATTCACGATTAACTGGCTCATACTTTTCTCCATATCAGGCGGCTGCACCCGCCGGTTCATATCTGCTGATCGTTATCTCTACCCGACCTTTCGGCACTACGGGTCCCCATTCCACCAGCATGCGCTTAATCTGGCTGTCGTCTTCCCAGACACCCGCATGCGTCAGCGCGTCAAACAGGGCTTTGTTGTAATTATCGATATCCCGGCGGCGCGCATCCGGCGGGTACAGAGTGATTTCTACCGCTGCCAGTTCAGTCGATGGCTTCGGGAGACGTCGTAATTGCTCAATGATCGCCACGCAGGCAGCGCTCTGGTATTTACGACCATCAGCGCTAATGAGGTGACGACCGGCCAGCGGCCCCTTATTAGGGGCGCGCCAGTACGTGTTCACGCTTGGAGGGAACGGGAGCACAAGTTTCATGCCACCTCCTGCTGTTGCACTGCACACAGTTCCGGAAGATTTGCCTCCACCAGCGCCCTGGCGAATGGTGGTGGTACCGCATTACCGCAGCGGGCTACCTGCTTATCTTTTGCATAGCGATTTCCACGGTAGTCCTAATCAATAACGTAACCATCCGGGAAGCCCTGCGCTTTGTAGAGTTCATGCGGCTGCAACATGCGCATTCCGATATCAACGATCTGGTATTTAACCCCATCGATCGTTACCAGCCATTCATCGTCACTTTCCCCGCAATACGTCTCGAGAAATGTGCGTACCTCACCCACGTGTTGGCCACCAGCGGTGATTGTTGGCATGGGCACATCAAGGCGTTGCCCGTCGCGGCATGTTCCACGCAGTTTCACCAGATGAGAGGCAACTACTGCATGATGGTCGACAGTGGTCACTGAGTGCGCGGGTTCATCCATACTGACACCCGGCCCCGTATAGTTACCGCCGTAGTGTTTAGCCAGGAACGCGCTCACCGTCGCGAATTTATTTCCACCTGCAGTAACGGTCCCCAGCGGGTTATCCAGCCGCAGCACACGCGGTTCTTGTCCAGGTCGTTCGCCATAACCCATCTGGATCAGCGTAGGCGTTACCAGTTGAGATTTACCGCCACCGCCAGCGGTGATGGTTGCGCTCGGTTCGTCTGCCCGGTGGCCGACGCTGGCCCCAAACTGGCGGGCTATCACTGGCGCAACAAGACAGGCGCGGGATTGCTTCAGAATGGTATGAGCAGGTTTATCCAGCGGGCGCGGTTTAGCCTGGTATTCACTACCACCATTACCCGCCAGGAATGGCGTCAGTGCAGCCTCAACAATCCCGAGTGCATGCCCATTCCCACCTGGACGTTTTGATGTGCCAGCGGTTACCGTCGGGACAGGTTCGGTAACGGGCTGCCCGGTTGCGCCAGTACGGAATTTTGTCAGGTGTGGAACGGCTAACGCATAGCCGTGGGTTTTAGTAATGGTCTGCAGCGGATCACTCAGTTCCTGCCCACGGAAACAGTCGTATTTTCCTTTGGTCGTGGTGTGGTTGCACTTCACGATAAACGGCGACGCACTTTCGATAACAAAGCGCTGTATGCCGCGCGCGATCCGCTTCAGAGTGTTCTCCGCCAGCGGTTTTTTGCGGTCGAAGATGGACAGGGCCGGAACATTCCAGTCGATACATTCCGCAGCGGTACGCCATGGCATCAGCCTGCCGCTTTGCACCTCCAGAGACTTAGGATCCCCATGGGTAACAGCAGGCCACTGGATTTGGCAACCATCGCAACGCATAACCATGAAGAAGCGTTTGCGGATCGTCGGCGCGCCGTAATCACACGCGCGTAGTTCGCGATAATCAACATCATATCCGAGCCCATCCACCAGCTTTTGCGCCTGCTCGCTACCTCTTTCGATAGACAGAAACTCACAAACCTCAGTCAGTGCCGGGTGATCCGCAGGAATGCCAGTGGACAGCATGCCGACAAATGCATTGAATGTTTCTCCAGTGCGGGCAGGGTCTGGGCGACTATTTCCAGGGTAAACCGGGCCAATAAAATCCGCCATAAGGGCTTCCGGCAAATCAGGTTTAGGCGGGATGTCAATTAACGGTCCCCACGTTTTGAACTCTTCCACATTCTCCAGCATCATCACGCGCGGTCGCTTAGCCAGTGCCCAACGCAGAACAATCCAGGCCAGACCGCGTATCTCTTTTTTGACAGGCTTTGCGCCTTTGGCCTTCGAGAAGTGTCGGCAGTCCGGGCTAAACCATGCCAGGCCGACAGGATTACCGCCGGTGGCGGCTACCGGATCCACGTCAAATACGGATTCACAGTAATGCAGCGTGTCCGGGTGGTTCGTCTTGTGCATCGCAATGGCGTTTTCGTCGTGGTTGATCGCAATATCCACACTGCGCCCGATCGCCAGTTCAATACCCGTTGATGCGCCACCGCCACCAGCAAAGTTATCAACAATAATCTCACGCATGGGTTACCCCCTGCATGCTGCCGACAAGACCACGCGCAATTGTGATGATTTCGCTGGTGGCCGTTCGTTCCAGCCAGAGTTGATTGATGTTGGCTTTCAGCTTGTTCTGCTGTGATTCATCCAGCATGTCAGCGCCGTCTACCTGGTCGAATACAATTCCAACCTCCAGCGGCCAGATACGGGACTCAGGAAGCGGATCCGATACTGGTTTAGCTTTCTCACGGATGTGCATGCGGATCTGGCGAATATTGGACCAACTGGAAACATCCAGGCTTCCCATAGCTGCAATGAAATCAGTACTGTTCATGCCATATTCACCAGATGCTTCGAGGGCAACAGTACGAATACGTTCCGACATATCCAGGCGCGCAGCAGCGTCATCGAATTCAATCGACAACAGCCACTCATCCACACCGAACAAAATACTCTCACGAATAAGCAGCTTCGCTTTGTCGATCGTTAATGGTGATACCTGAGTGAATTCCGGTGCTTCGACAGAATCCGCCGCCCAGGTATGCCCAAACTTCGATTCACTGAATGTGTATTCTTCTTTATCGCCGAACGCAGCTCTAACGCATGCCCACGCCTCGACACCGCTGATATCAAAAATATCTTTCTGGGTAAGTGGCAACTCTGCTTCTGGCTTGTCAGCTACAGATGGTATGGCAGTTGCAGGTTGAGACTTGCTGGCAGCAAATTGCGCCAAAGTCATAAACGCCCGCCCTTTTGCCTCCAGTTCAGTACGGTTGATATAGCTGAACCGCTCACCACGCCATGAGTTATCGAATACAGCTATGGCACCGGCAAAAAACGCGCTGGTGGGCTTCTGTTTTTCGTCAGCAGGTACAAACCACACTGGCAGATCGAACCCAATGCGCCCGCGAATGAATACAATGTGATCGGCATCTTCCGGCCACCACGTTTCACTTGGCGCGGCTTTTATCAGGAATACATAGCGACCGCCCTTCTCGCGCTGGGCTGCTGCGTACTTCATGATGTGCGTCATACCAGTGATCGCCTGTTTCTCGTGGTACTGCGAACGGCTATACGGTGGGTTGCCATAACCTGCACCACCCAGTTCTGCCAGACGTTCAGACCAGTCCTGGGTCAGCGCGTTATCTTCGGCGGTGTACCATGCCGGGCATTTCGCGTTGTCGTCGTCAGCAAACAAGTCCAGAACTAATGGGCCAAATAGCGCGTTGATCCCCCAAAAAAGCAGATCCGGTGTTCGCCACTGATCGCCAACTTCTTTCAATTCGTGGACAGGTTTGCAACGCAGTGCTGCCAGCGCCTGGCAATATTTATTTGGCATCATGATCGGAACCCCGAATTTTCTGGCAGTGCGTAATCAACTGTCTGATAACTGGCCCGTGCTACTGGTGAATCACCTGTAGGCTGTTTCATGGACACGGAAAGCTTCAGACTTAATTCGTCCCACTTTTCGCGAAGTTTTGAAGGGCTGAGAACGTTTTTGCACCAGAAGGAATCCTGATTAGCTCGTTTGAAGAGTGCGCAAATTTGCTTATGCGTTCTGCCGTCCTGCGCCACCATCAGGCGCACTTCGTTTGCCCAGGATGCCCAATTAGGCTCTTTAGGTCGTACTATTTCACCGTCACTTTCAGCGGCCTGCTCGTACATCGCGATGATTTTTCCCCATAGGTATTCCGCACAAGTCAAATCATCCTGACTGCCCCACTGCCGCTTCGGTACATTCCAGGTCACTGCTTCAGGATGTTTAGCAAGAAACTGTTCAACAGGAGATGAGCTTTCAGCGTCCGGTTGCGAAGCTTCCGGACAAGAAGGGTTACTGATCTGTTTGTGGTGATCTGAGTAATGATCTGTATAGAGAATAGGTTCCGCGACTTCGCGGTTAGGGTTCCGCGATTCTACGGTTTCGGTTCCGTGATTCTGCGGAATGGGTTCCGCGACTTCGCGTTTCCCGTTACGCGATTCTGCGGAATCCAGCGTTGCCGGGAATAAAACGTTGATTAACGCTTCGCCATCGATACGGTAATGCGTCTTTTTAGTGCCGTTTACCTGTCGCTGGGCCTTCTCAACAACCCCTGGTAACCAGCGGGTACAAATCTTGTTTACCAGGCGCTGCACCTGATCTTCACTCACACCGCGAATCTCCGCCGCCAGCTCACTGTGCTCTTTGTAAAACCAACCATCATTCAGATCTGATTTACCAGACCAGAACACAAGCTGGTTTAGCACAGCCCCCAAAGCATGCGCCTGCTGATCACCGGAGAAATAGTCGAGGTACGGGACCGGAATGGTGATGCAATTCCTTTGCCCCGACAACGATTGAACGATTTCAAATATCTGGCTCATGATCGTCCGTTATCTCCCTGAACTTTTGCCTGAATTGCTCAAGCGGCCTGAAGCATTCGTGCGGGTAGCCATCACGCAGATAGATAACGCGCTGTGTTTCTGGCTCCCAGCGGATAACACGGACTGGCACTCCGCGGTGGTCTTTGAACCTTCGGTTAAGTTCGCGCACAGGCGTTTTGCCCTCCGGTTGTAGACCCCCACAATTGAAACCGCCCTACTGTGGTTACACGGAACCCAGCGGTTTGATAATCTGCGTTCATACCGAAACAACGGAGTACCCGAAACCGGGATCATCCTGAGTTGCGGTAGACGGTTAAAAGCCGTTAAACTGTTCATGCGGATTATTTCTCCATACTCGAAGAGTTGTTCGCCAAGGCGCCCGGAGCTGCACACTCGCGGGCGTCACTCTTTTCTGGCGCGCAGAAAACACGGAATAGCAGCGTCAAATGCTCCTGCCACTTAGCCATTACCTGATAACTGTTCTCTTCAATCTGCTCACGTTCTGCCGGATCAATAACCCCGTCAGCGGTTGCCTTACGCAGGTACTGCGAGTGTTTACCAATCCATTCGATTGACTCCATCAGGCGCTGATTGATATCGCCGTTATCAAGATCATCAACTTCCACCAGCGGAACGAAGACGCCTCCACTACGGCGGGCTATCGCATCGGTGACATACTTAGTACCGCTTGCATCCTGAAGCACCATCGCCCACTCAAGCGGGAAAATTTGATCACCTTCGTTACGCAGTCTGTTGTAGAGCGCATCCGTTGAGAGTTTTCCAGCGCGATACAGGCCAAGCCATTCAGCGGCTTCGGCATAACCGCCCGGCATTTCGGCAATCGTTCTTTTGATTGCCGCCACCAGCCAAGCCGATTGACGCTCTACCTTCCAGTGTTGTTTATCCACGGTTAACCCCTTGATTCTGTGGTTACTTAAAATCAATTTGCGGTCTATTTTTTTTCATAAAGCTCAGGGTGAAAAACTAAGCCACCGCCAGTGCGATATGCCGCTTCAGCAGCCCGACCTTTCGGAATGAGGCGCCCAGGCCTATTGCGCCATTGGTAAACGGCTTCACTGGTAATGCCGAAAAATTCGGCAACTCTTTCGGCATTGCCAAAGTAATTTTCAATATCGTCAGTTGTCATGATACCTCCTTAGCTAAGTTTGATTAGATATTAATTATCAATCTATCTTTGGTCAATAAAAACTAAGATTACTTAGTCCTTTATTTGTGAATGGTGCTTCAATGGAAACGGTTGGGCAGCGTATTAAGTCCCTCAGACTGATAACTCGAACATCACAGAAAGAGCTTGGGAAGTTCTGCGGAGTGAGTGATGTTGCGGTTGGGTATTGGGAAAAAGATATAAATGTACCGGGTGGGGAATCACTGGCGAAACTTGCAAAATTCTTCAATACATCAATTGATTACATCCTATATGGCACCGAATTTGAGGGTAACCTCATTACAAAAATGCGCAGGGTCCCTGTAATTTCATGGGTTCAAGCTGGTCAATTTACAGAATGTAAGGCTGCTGAAGTTTTCAATGAAGTGGATAAGTGGGTAGAAACGTCCTTAAGGGTTGGCGATAGCTCATTCGCGCTGGAAGTTAAAGGGGACTCGATGACAAATCCTAACGGACTTCCCACTATTCCTGAAGGCGCAACCGTGATTGTAGATCCAGATGCAGAGCCATTTCATGGCAAAATTGTCGTGGCCAGAATAGATGGAACCAACGAAGCGACAGTAAAGAAACTCGTTATTGATGGCCCACAAAAATTTTTAGTCCCTCTAAATCCACGCTATCCCAACATCCCGATAAATGGTAACTGCCTGATCATCGGCGTCGTCAAAGGCGTTCAATACGAACTTTAAAACATAGCTAATCCCACCTAAGCACCAAGCTAATTAAAGTTTGGTGTTTTTTCTTGACCATAAAACTAAGTTAAGTTAGATTTCATTCATCAACAGCGAACAGGCAGGACGCCCACGAAGTAGCCGCCGGTGGCGTATGAATAATCGGATGATTCGCTGACAGGTGTCTTCGGGAGGGGTAACAGAGACGCGGTCTGATTAACCGCAACTCGTAGTCAAATTCCTATAGCTGGTGGCGATACCCAAGCCAGGAATACCAAAACCAGCAGGAGTTTTAAGGGCAAGGGCTAATCACCCCCTTAGCACCCGCCCGAAGATACCTACCACCGCGCCTGATGTGGTTAAAAGCAGGCCAAAGCAATAACAAGTAACTCCCTGTTCTGGCGGCCCGGTGTTTTCCCGTTTGTCCGGTAACCGCCAGCCTTTTTCAGGGAATAACAGCCGGTCACGGTAAGTATTTCGCAGAGTGCTTACCGGGACTGGAAGAGTTACCACTTGGAGACGGTCCTTATAAATGTCCTGGACAGTGGCGGTACCAGCACCGATAACAGCGGCAGACGTTCAACTGTGTAAACGGAGAGATGCCAGCTCGCTCGACGGTAGTGACGGCGGGAAGTAGACCGCTGACAGCTGGGAAAGACCAGCACACAACGATGAGAGCATTGACGAGCAAGGCATAAGTGCTGGTTCGATTCCAGACAGTCCCATTCAGTTGGGAGGGTTGGGCAGGGAAAAGGTTCGTTCGATTCGAACACCGGCAGTGCTCTCTTCGTTGTGGTAAATGGCGGGGCTGACCGTCAAACGGTTGAGAAAAGATAAGCAGGCGAAACGTTCTAAGCGAACATACGGACTGATCGAACGCGGATGGAACGGGCGGTTACGATATTGAAACACCGCGCCACTGAGCTGGAATTCAGCACCAGCACCACAACCAAATCACGCTTAGGACCGTGATAACCGTAGTTCCAGTATTGCTGTGTGTAGTCTTGGCGGTACCAGGGTCTTCAACCTTATGCAAGGGGGACGAAGATAATGTTCTACCTCGGTACCGCCCTTTTTACGCAACAGAAAAGGGCATCACCGGGCGACGGGCTCATAACCCAATCCACCCGGGCAAAAAGAAAGCGGTCTCTGCAAGCCGCCGACCAATGCAGGTGCCCTTCTCTGTTGTGTATGGAGAAAGTTCGGCGGTGGCAGCCGCCTTAACGAGGGTAAAACCATGAGTAATGACCGCATGACCGTAGTGCCAGATTTTCTTGGCGAACTGGATGCCGGCGTGTTCATGAACAAAATCGCGGCAGCACTTAATACCACCGCGCTTGGCGTTCTGAACAACGGCAACAAAGGCAAAGTAGTCCTCACATTTGATTTTGAGCGCATGGGTAATTCCGTTGAAGAGAAGCGCGTCAAGATCAAGCACAAGCTGAACTACAGCACCCCAACACCGCGTGGTAAAGCCTCAGAAGAGGACACAACAGAAACCCCGATGTGGGTCAACAAAGGCGGGAAGCTCACCATCCTGCAGGAAGATCAGGGCCAGCTGTTTGGGATCACTGGCGCGGTGGATGGAAAGCTTAAAGCGGCTCAGTGATCCGCAACAACAAACTCACTGATACCACTTTGATCATCAGTTAATAAGGAATTTTTATGTCTCAGTTAGACAGCGGTACCTTCAAGCAGGTCAAAGACCTGGTTCTTTCCGGTTATCACCTGAATGATATTCATGGCCTGGCTTGCCCGACCGCATTACTGCCAGAGGGTACTGGCATTGAAAGCCTCGAGCGCTTTTCTCTGGAGCGTTTCCGCTTTCGTGGCGCAATGACCACAACCAGTATTGACGACTTCGCACGTTATTCTAAAGGTTACGCCAGCGACAGTGAGCCAGCTCGTTGCTTCATTGACGCTGACAACATGACCGCCCGTTCAGTGTTCAACATCGGCACCCTGGATAATCCCGGTCACGCCGATAACGTTGCTTCAATCACCCTGAAGAAAACCGCCCCGTTCCGCGCGTTACTGCAAATCGATGGCCAACGCCTGAAGCAAAAGCAAATCGCTGAATGGCTGGAAGACTGGAGCGATTACCTGCTGGCGTTTGATGCTGATGGTAATGCGATGCAGATTTCCCAGGCGGCTCAGGCTGTGCGTCGTATCACTATTCAGCAAGCAACCCAGCAGGACCATGAAACTGGTGATTTCGCTGGTAAAAAATCGCTGATGCAAAGCGTTGAAGCAAGCAGCAAAGACGTAATGCCTGTGGCGTTCGAGTTCAAATGTGTGCCGTATGAAGGTCTGGGCGAACGCCGCTTTAGCTTGCGTAACAGCCTGCTGACCAGCGATGAACCCTGCTTTGTTCTGCGCATCGTCCAACTTGAAGCCCAGGAAGAAGAGATCGCCAACGAATTCCGCGATTTGCTGATCAGCAAGTTCGAAGGTGAATCAGTGGAAACTTTCATCGGTAACTTTAAAGCCTAATTGCTCTGCATTAAATCCCCGGAGCCGCGGGGATTTATTGAAGCGTAATTCCATTAAATATCGCCACCCGGCGAGGGATTCGTGCAACCAAAATCTGCGCGGTGCAGCGCGCCAATATGGAGAAAGCCATGAGCTACATTCAGACATTATCCGGTAAAAAATTTAACTACCTGACCGCCACAATCGACGATATCGATGTTGAGGATATCGCGACTGCTCTTTCCAACATCTGTCGATTCGCTGGGCATCTGCCAGAGTTTTACAGCGTGGCCCAGCACTCTGTGCTTGTAAGCCAGATTGTGCCGCCAGAGTTCGCCTTTGAAGCGTTGATGCACGACGCTGCCGAGGCATATTGCCAGGATATTCCGGCCCCACTCAAAGCATTGCTACCTGACTACCAGCGCATGGAAACTCATGTTGATGGTCTTATCCGCTTTAAATTCGGTATCTCTCTTGAACAAGCTGCTGTCGTGAAATATGCCGATCTAACCATGTTAGCTACCGAGCGCCGTGATCTGGAAATCGATGACGGTTCGAAGTGGGAAATTCTCGAAGGTATTCCCAGCTCTGATCTCGTTCAGGTTATTCCTCTCCGTCCTGGTCAAGCCTATGGCCTGTTCATGAATCGCTTTAACGAACTGGTGGAGCTGCGCCAATGCGCCGCATGAAGGTAAAAGAACTCGTAGCGGAGGCTTTTGCCTCCGTTGCTGAATTGCCACCAAAGCATGCACCGCTTATGCGCGAAGTCGCCACCAGACTGGAAGCTACGTTCGCAGCATTAAAAGAGTCTCTGGTGCAACTGGAACAGGAACGTAAAGGTAAAACGCCATGACCGTATTTGAATATCTCCAGGCTCATCCGAATACCACCAGCGGTGAAATAGCCAAAGGTATGAACAAAAAGACACCCGCGGTCGCTGGCGCATTATCGCAACTCTATGGCACCGGCCGGATCGTGAAGTCTGGTGTTCGCAAGGGCATTCCAACATACCGTGTTAACGATATGCCGTTTGGGTGCAGTAACAGCCTAACCATGATGTTTAACCAGCTATTGAATAGCGCCAGACAGGGAGCAGCCCAATGAAAGCACTCAACAAACAGGCGCTGCGTGAAGCGGTTAATGCCGCAAACATAGCTTCATGGGGTAAGTGGGAATCGTATAAGCCACATAAAGGCGCGAGAGGATATGAAGTAAAAGTTGGTGCAAAAGCAGTGGCTCAACACTGCCTTAAAGTTGATTCGGCATTCATCGCCGCAGCTAACCCTGCCACGGTGCTGGCGCTGCTGGATGAGCTGGAAGCCAAAGACAAGAGTATCGGCTTCCTGAAAGACCAGTTAGCTCAGCTGGCAAACTTCAACCCTGACTGGGACAGGCTAGAGGCAGCAATTGACAGCCTTCGTGAGCACATGGCTAAACTTTCCGCCGCAGAGAAGCGCATAGCAGAACTGGAGGCGCTGACGGTCAACCTACCAAAGCGCAGCGTCGGTGAAGTCATGCACATGAGCGGATTTAGCCGTGATTATGCTGAGGGTTGGTGTTCTGGTAATGACAATGCGATCCACGAAATACGCGCCGCTGGCATCAGCGTAAAGGAGAGGTGATGGGAAAGGTAACTTTTGTTGTCGATTTCAAGGATGGCGCAGAGCCTGTTGTATCAGCGGCAACCGAGATTCTCGGTGGGCGTCTTTCGGCTGTTCTGTGGGCCGACTACCGCGATGATTTCTTCTGTCCAGAACAACGCGATGTAGTTATTGAGGCCTTGAATGAATTGGCTTGTGATGAGGTCGAGGAAGACTGCCATTCAGAAATCATCAAAAAAATGGAACTCATGACACTATGACCACTATTACCAGATTCACCAAAGAGCAGTTACTCAAGCGGCTGGAAGAGCAGATGTCGTCAGCACGCTATGCACTGGGCTTTGTGCAGGATAGTGAAATCCTGCGAGATATTGAAATGGATTTGCGTCTTGCTGAAATCGCAAGGGCCTCGCTTACCGCCGAACCGATTGGCGCATTCCACATTTCAGATCAGCAGGTGGAAGGAACCTCGGATTATATCAAGGATGGTGAGTGGCCCATCGATAACGGCGTCATTGAGGTCTACACAGCACCGCCAGCGCCGGTAGTGCAGCCAGTCATGTTTATTGATGGCGATATTTCTGCATCTGACGCTGAGAAACTTGCGGCAGTTATTAGGGAATGGGACGACGCACCAGCGCCGGAACGCGACCGAGTACGCCGTGAACATGCCGAGTGGTCACAGGCTACTTTCGGCGATGTTGGTCCCGCTGGTCCGCTGAAGCACCTTTCCAAAGAAGCGCTCGAGGCTGCTGCTGAACCCGGAGACCTTAGCGAATGGGCTGACATGCAATTCCTGTTATGGGATGCACAACGTCGTGCCGGTATCAGTGATGAGCAGAATACCCAGGCGATGGTAGAAAAGTTGGCGGTTAACAAACAGCGCGAATGGCCTGAGCCGAAAGACGGTGAGCCACGACCGCACATCAAGGAGGCTGGCAACTCTCCGGAAACTCCGGATGGTTCAACTTGTAAATACTGCGGTGGCACAGGTTATTTCCGCTGGCAGCAATCAGAAAATATGTGTCCTTGCCCATGTGTGGGATGTGACCAGCCAACAGCACCTAATCAAGAGAATGTATAACGTGAACAATTTAATGATCGATCTTGAGTCTATGGGCAAAAGACCGAATGCCCCTATCGTCTCCATTGGTGCCGTATTCTTCGATCCGCAAAGCGGTGAACTGGGTCAGGAGTTTTACACAGCCGTTAACCTTGAAAGTGCTATGGAACAGGGAGCAGTGCCGGATGGTGACACTATTCTGTGGTGGTTAAAACAAAGCCCAGAAGCACGATCAGCAATCTGTGTTGATGATGCGATGCCGATATCGTCTGCCCTATCTGAACTGAGCCATTTCATTAATCGGCATTCTGATAACCCAAAATATTTAAAAGTTTGGGGCAATGGAGCTACTTTCGACAACGTTATATTGCGCGGCGCATATGAGCGTGCCGGCCAGGTTTGCCCGTGGCAATTTTTGAATGATCACGACGTCAGAACCATCGTCACATTAGGCAGAGTTGTGGGTTTCGATCCTAAGCGAGACATGCCATTCGATGGGGTGGCACATAACGCACTGGCCGATGCGCGCCATCAGGCAAAATACGTGTCCGCGATCTGGAAGAAGTTGATTCCGGCCACCAGCAGCGATCTGTAATTCCCCTGGGTGCAGCCAGGTTGTATGGAGAACGTCTATGAATACTTTGTTTTTACTTATGGCTGAGTTCAACACGCCTAACATCGAGCTATCAGCTGTATGCCAAAAGTATTTCGGTATGAGCCCTAACACTGCAGAAGCGAAAGCAAATGCCTGCCAGTTGCCTATCCCGACTTATCGTGTAGGAACATCGCAGAAAGCAAAGCGCTGCATCAACATTCAGGATCTTGCTGAGTATATAGACCAGCGACGGGAAGAAGGCAGAATTGAATGGGAAAGGGTTAGAACGAACAAACAGAAAAATAGTTGAGTTCCGCACTGATAAAAAAGAAAAACCCGCCATCTGGCGGGTTTTCAAAAAGCACCAGCTATGATCATGCTGCCTTGCGACGACGAAGCTTACCCTGTTGCTCTTTACCAGAGACAATAGCGTGCGTGAACGCGTTAGGAGCAGCCTTCATCAGAACTTCAACAGCAGCACCCATACCTGCGAATGCTTTCATTGTGTCGAACTTAACCTGTGGCTTGGTTGCTTTTTGATCTTTCATAGAAAACTCCCGAGACGATAAGGGCGCCTCTAACCTCTTAGTTAAAGCTAGCTTGTCCAGCCAACTTGTGCCAATCGGTTCCTCCGATTGGTGACATCGTTTTTGGTAGTGAGAATACATAACGACTGTCCCAGATGTACCTTTAAGGTAATCCGGATGGATATCCTACAATCTGTAGACACTCGGCGTCTACACCTATTGTGCGAATTTCAGAAATGTCTCTTGTAGATTATCTGTGGCTGTAGACATCACGTAGCCACACTTTTCCATGCAAAAACCGAACGACTCATAAAATGGCTGCAACTCTGGAACGGGTTCAATAATCTGAACGACCTCACACTCGACAGCCTTACAAAAAACAAAGGCACTCATTAGTGTGAGCAAAACCATTCGCCCTTTTAGTGGGTGTGATTCATCTTCCCTTGAGAACCTTTCAACAATATGGATGCGAAAGATTTTATCTTCAACCCCATAAACACAAATTGCTGCCCCTGATGGAATACCCTGCACTACTCCTTGCTGAACAAGTTTGATGCAGAATTCATACTTATCATCAGAATTACCATAGGCACTGAGCATATAATCCCACTCAAGCTCGCCATAACCACCACAGAGGATCTTATAATCCTCATCACTGATCGGGCCAACTGCGAGAGGCAACCCCACATGGTCAATAACTAACTGAATGTTGTTACGAACAGATTGACCTATCTCGTCTAAAGTGAGCAT